TAACCTGTGTTTTCGATAACTTTGGTTACGCTACTTGCACTGGTAACTTCTACTGTATCAATTAATTTCCAAGTCACGCTAGATGCTGTGCTTTTATCTGAGGTTGCATAAACATTAACAAAACCGTTGAACGGATCTGTTGTATCTGGTACTACTTCAATTTCTACGCTACCAATTACTGTACTATCTGTGGCGGTACTGTAATCATCATTTAAGTAAGTGCCGAAAGGTACAATTTCACTTAAGAACTGATTACGGTCAAATTCAAAGTTAAAGACCTTTGCCACATCAATAATGTCACCAAAGCCGAGTTTTTCATTATAACCATCCATTAACTGTACATTGCCAAATAATTCAAATTGCCCGTCTACATAGATAGGACTGTTAGTTGTACCGTCTGTTAGATAAGCCGCCATGCGTAGCATCTGTGGGTCAATGTCTGCTATTGTGCTACTGCTAATAGTCAGCGTCATCTGTCCTAATTGACTAGGAACTGCTATGGCTGTGGCAGTAAACAAGTTCTTCTGATCTGCGTCAAAGAACTTAACAACTGCGGTTTGACCTACCACTGTCTGCTTGCGTTGCTCTGAATTCCTAACATCTAATTGTATGGTATTATCAATACCTTTATATAATTTTAATTGGCGTTGGTACACTTGTCTATACTCCGTGTTGAATCCTACTCTATCTGTAGTAACAGTGATTTTATTTGGTACTAAATAAAACTGAATTTTTTGCATTGGCTTAATTTCGCTTATTCAAGGTTATAACAGTATTTATGGTAAAATTAACGGAAGACATCAGAGAAAACTTCCCCTTTATTTCAGTAGTTCATTATGGCGGGCTAGAATACGTAGGCATCATTATTAATCAAGATCAATACGTTACTAGCCTTTACAATTACGAAGCACTAAAAACAGAAGAAGATCGCAAGAGTTTCCTGAGTCTGGGCGAAGCATGGTGGTGGGAAAGTAACCGTACAATTCCTATCAATATCTTCTTAAAATTAGAGATGGAGCAGTTCAAATACTCCGTAATGACTATGAATACTAAAGATGTATCCGTAGTATTTGGCCCTACTATAAATCTTCACAACATTTCGATTAAGCGTGTAAAGCGTAAGGTAATACAGTTAGTTAGAAAACGTTAACTAAATCCGTAACTGATATTTTCACAGATTAAATTCATTTGCACAACTACTGCCTGAGCGTAAGCAATAGCGTGTGCCTTCTTAAAATAGTATTCATCGTTCTCCGGTTTCGTCCATACTTCCTTCATCACCGAAGTCCATTCTTTCCCAATCAGATAACGTTTCGCCGGACGTATCATCGCTAGGACTGCACCTAATTGCTCTATGCTCCGTGGTTTCATTTCTCTTAGAATAGAACCATAACCGTTGACGTGAAACAGCAGATTGTTGAAATCGTCTTGCTCCAAAAGATCCCATAAGGGTTCAGTCTCCATAAGTTGAATGAGATGCTGTTCATCTCGTACACCTTCGTAAATACCAACATTCAAGAAATCTATCTTGAAATAACCTCTTGCTTCTGCTTCTTTATAATCTATTGTGCTTAGGCCTGTGGCAGGATTGTAAGGGATAGAAGTACAATATATGCCTGTGTTGTGCTTTTTAAAACTACCATTATCTTCTATAGTCGCAACGACATGCTCTAATTTTTCTAGAGCTTTATTTCTGTCTGCAAAGTCTATGTCAATATCTGGCATTATAAATTACCTTCTTTAACTACTTCGGCTATTAGTTCTTTGTCTGCGGGATATGTTCTGAATCGTCTTGCCCAATATTCTGGATCTAAAACTTCGAATACAATGTTTAATTGTTCGTCATTGAATTTGCCTAATAATGCCCTTCCGCTGTCACAGTTCAATACTAACCATGGACTAATCTTTCCGTCCTTGATTGCGTACACAGCTCGATTAACACTTACATACTTAAAGTAATGATTCCACTGGCTACTATTTTCATTTGCCCAGTCCATCATTGTAGTTATACTACGCTGTAAAGCCACTTCGGCAGGTTCTTTCTTTATTAAGTCTAGAACATATTTATAGTACAATTCTTCTCTACACCAGTGATCTAGTTTAACTCCACTGGTAACAACAAAGTCAATGTATCTATCTGGATACAAGGGATTTACGTTGCTGAGAAAACTGCCAAACTTTACAAAGGCATTGTAGTAAGGACTTTTAGCAAACTCGTCATAAGTTTTAACGTGTTTGGCTTTCTGTGTCAGTTGAAAGAATCTAACATAGGTTTGATAGCCTAGTACAACGTGTTTTTCGTCTTTGGCCAAGTGTCTACGTTTTTGCTCACACATATGGACCGTAAGGGTAGACTCTTTAACATAAGCACTACCGCAGTACTGACAAACGTATGGTTTTTCAACTGTGGACAATTTTATTTTAATTCCTTTGTGTTTCTCAAAAACATCTAAGTTCATAATGCCTTTTTAATATCTTTATCTTCCCAACCAAGATCCTTAAGACGTTGCTTAACTTCTTTTTCTGTAGTCATGCTAGACATAAGTTCGAGTTCGTCTTCTTTCAAGTGTGGATATAGTGTTTCCAATACTTTGGTAACTTTACTGTTACCTTCTTTCTTTTTATATCCAATCCATTCGTGAAAATGAATTTTCTTTTCTTCATTACCAGTCATACAAACAAGATACCACAGTAACTTAGGATGCTTACTAAGACTAAAGTAATGCTTGTTAAAGTACTCGTTAGTTTTGAAGATAGCCAACTCTTGCGTTTCTCTGTCGCTGGTTTTAATAGAGCTGGCATACCTAAGCAATAGATAAAGACTGATTTGCTTTCTCTGTTCTTCTGTGAAATTATCCCATAGATCTCTGGCGCCCATATCAATGGCCGCTGTTTCATCTTTGATAGTTAGTTTATCACTCATCTTTAGGAACAATCCTTACATCAAATGCCATTACAGTTCTATTACCCTTACCCTTCCAAGGATAAACTGTGTGTGGCAGATGGCTTGGAAATACAATAACAGTACCTGGTGTAGGTTTATATTTCCAATTATCTGTCATAATAAATTTACCAACATCTCTAGTTTGTGGTAATCTAAATGCTACATTGCCGTCTGTTGGAGACAAATTTTCATCTAAATCTGGAGCAGTGATATAAATGTTTCCGCTGATATTGCCGCCTGGATGTGTATGTAATTCTTGATAGTCTCCCTGCGTCTGACGAATAGTCCAGATGCTGGTAACAACAGGCTTACACAGTTTTAAATCTTCAGTTCCGCTTTGTGCTGTAATAATTTCCATGTAGCCAGTACAGATGTTTTCAATCCATTTGACTAACCAAGAAACATCAATGTTTAGTTGATTAGGATATACTTGTATCTGCTGTCCTCCGCGAATACTAATAAATGGATTATCTGCATCATTCAATTCGGGGTGTCCGTGTAACATCTCAGACAGACTAAAAATTTGACTAAACTCAACTGGTGGTACTTGGTCAATAGCCAACACAGTTGGTTGAAAATATGCTACCTTTAAACTCATTGTTGTTTATCCTTGACAATATTATAGATTAGTATAGCACGATCCAGTGATCGTTGTAAAGACGTATTGGTCTTTGCAGTTTCCCGAACATTCTTCCAAAGTCTTGCTTCTTTAGATGCTAGGAATGTTTCCCTGCCATTACCAGGACGTTTGGGATCGTAATCCCAACCGATGGCTACTCGTGTACTAGGATCTGCACCCATTTCTCGAGCATAGGTAACTCCGTCTGCTCTTTCATAGATATAAGTTGCACCAGGTTTAAGTTGTCCCATATTATAACAATTTGTAGTGGTTAATAATTTCGCTTTGACGGCTAATGTCTTTAGTAAAAAATGCACAATGCGGTTTAGTGCCTTCATACAATGGAACTGTCAAGGATAAACA